AGGCAATCACGACTGCAGCCAAGTTCTCACTCTTTGAGTTCAATTACGAGTTCACCCGAGCCCAATTCCGAAAAATGGTAGAGCCATTCCTTCGGGACATCAAGGGTCGAAGGGGCATCAATGAATTCAAGGTTGTGTGTGACGAAACAAACAATCCGGGAAGTGTGATTGATCGAAATGAATTTGTTGGTGATATTTACATCAAGCCAGCAAGATCCATTAACTTCATTCAATTGAACTTCATTGCAGTATCGACCGGGGTTGATTTCTCTGAGGTTGTGGGTAAATTCTAAGGGATTTTGGCTAAATAGGACTATAGGACATAAGAATATCTTCTAAGGAGAGTAAAAATGCCATTTAATGTAAGTAATTTTAGATCCCAGCTTGAGGGTGGTGGTGCAAGAGGAAATCTCTTTGAGGTTATTATGCCCTTCCCTGGAATATCAAATCCGGGCGATGCCGCCACCAAGTTCACATTCATGTGCAAGGCAGCATCAATTCCTAGTTCTGATATTGCACCAGTAGAGGTTCCCTATTTTGGACGGAATATTAAACTGGCAGGAAACAGGACATTTGCAGAGTGGTCAACAACAGTAATCAATGACGAAGACTTTTCAATTCATAGCGCAATGGTGAATTGGATGGATCGAATCCGCGCACATACAGAAAACATTCAAAGCGGAACTGTCAATGATTATCAAGTTGATGCGCTGGTCAATCAATATAGCAAGGATGGTCAGGTTCTCAAGACTATAAACTTTGTTAATATGTGGCCCAATTCTCTTGCAGGAATTGATCTTGCATGGGACGGTGAAGGAATTGAAGAATTTGCTGTGACATGGCAGTATGATTATTGGACTGTTGCTGACGACAAGGCACAGACAACCTAAAAATCCTATCGGCAGGGTTCCTATATATCATATACGAATTTGTTTATTCTGCTGACAGGAAGGTTTATTTTTTATGGCAATTAAATTATTTGGATTTACCCTAGGCAGAGATGCTAGCAAGACTGTTCCCGAGGAACGTCTTCAGGCATTTTCTATTCCCGATTCTGAAGATGCCGCTTTAGTTGTTGACGGCCCTTCCGCAATTGGTGGTGCCTATGGAACCTATCTTGATTTAGATGGGACTGTAAAGAATGAGATTGAATTAATTTCAAAATATCGTGAAATGTCCCTTGATCCAGAGGTAGAGCTTGCTGTCGATGATATTATCAATGAGGCAATTGTGGCTGATGGGGGAGATCCACCTGTTGCCATTTCTCTTGGCAATGTTAATATACCAGACAAGATTAAAGTTAAAATTCGAGAAGAGTTCGACACAGTGTTGCGTCTTCTGCATTTCAATGACCACGGATATGATATTTTTAAAAAATGGTACATTGATGGACGAATTTATTATCATGCAATGATTGATATAAAGAACCCAAGAGAAGGAATTCAAGAACTCCGACCTCTTGACCCTAGAAATATTAAAAAGATCAGAGAAGTTCAAGACAAAAAAGTGACGACAGACAATCAAGTATTAAGTCTTCCTACAAACTTTACTGATTATTATCTTTATTATCCAGATGGACTCTTTGCACATTCTGGGGGTCAGGGTGGATTAAAGATTTCTAATGATTCTATTGTGTATTCTCATTCTGGATTACTGAACACTCAAAAGACAATGATTTTAGGATACCTTCATAAAGCAATTAAACCACAAAATCAATTAAAGATGCTTGAAGATGCGTCAGTTATCTATCGCATCTCAAGGGCACCAGAGAGACGTATTTTTTATATTGATGTGGGCAATCTTCCAAAGGCAAAAGCCGAACAATATGTCCAAGGGATTATGTCCAAGTATCAAAATAAAATTATCTATGATTCTGCTACCGGAGAGGTGCGCGATGATCGTAAGCACATGTCCATGCTTGAAGACTTCTGGCTCCCCCGTAGAGAGGGTGGTCGAGGCACGGAAATTTCGACACTTCCCGGTGGTACGAATCTTGGAGAGATTGAAGACATCATCTACTTCAAGAAGAAGCTCTATAAATCATTGGGAGTTCCAGTATCAAGGCTTGAACCAGAGGGATCGTTCTCGTTGGGTCGAGCAACAGAGATTACAAGGGATGAAGTCAAGTTTGGTAAGTTTGTCAATAGATTGAGGCTTGGATTTTCTACCGTATTTGACGAAATTATGGAAAGGCAATTGAGACTGAAGGGAATTCTTTCGGACGGAGATTGGGAATCCATTAAACCCTATGTTCAATATTCTTTTAAGCAAGATTCTCATTTTGCAGAAATGAAACAAGCAGAAGTTCTTAGGGATCGTGTTGAAATTGCTCAGACGATTGATGAATACATTGGACGATTTTATTCGACAGACTGGATTCGCAAAAATGTTCTGATGCAGTCAGAAGAAGAAATCTTTCAGATGGACAAGCAGATGAAGAGAGAAGAAGAGGGTGGTATTGAGGGTGGAGAGGGTGAAGAGGATGATGACACCTTTGATGGTGGAGAATCTGTAGAACACAAACCAAAGACATTAGATACCATTAAAAAGATTAGCCTAAAAGAAAACACAAATGATGATAACGATGAACCCGGAGAAGTAATAAGTCTTTTAAAGAAATAGATATTATAAATAAAAGAGGAGTCTGAGATGTCTGAGTTAAAAAATACAGTTAAGAATATTCTAGCCGGGAACAATACTGAGGCAGAAGAAGAACTTAAAACTAATTTGTATTCACGGGTTCACGATCATCTCAAGACCAAGAAGATGGAAATTTCTGCAAAATGGCTTAACGGAATAGAGGCACCAGAAGACCAATGAAACTTATAACCGAGTTAGTAGAAGACGAGCATGTTGACTTTCTTATAGAAGAAAATACTTCTGGAGAAAAGAACTACTTTATCAAGGGTATTTTCATGCAGGCCGAGCAGAAGAACCGCAATGGTCGAATTTATCCAAAGGAAGTATTGACGAGGGAAGTTAAGAAATATAATAAAAATTATGTTAAGTCTAATCGTGCCTTTGGAGAACTTGGACATCCCGATGGTCCGGTAGTCAATCTTGAGCGTGTTTCTCATATGATAAAGGAACTCAAGGAAGACGGGAACAATTGGGTGGGCAAGGCAAAGATACTGGATACCCCATACGGAAAGATTGTAAAGAATCTTATTGATGAGGGCGCAAAGCTGGGAGTGTCTTCGCGAGGAATGGGTTCCCTGAAGCCAAAAAAGGGAACCAATGTTGTGCAAGACGATTTCTATCTCGCGACTGCTGCTGATATTGTTGCAGACCCTTCTGCTCCAGATGCGTTTGTTGAAGGCATCATGGAGGGACGAGATTTTTGGTACGAAAATGGTATTTGGAAAACCTCAGAGGTCGAACAGTTTAAAACAAGAATTCAAAAGACCAAGAGTAGAAATCTTGAAGAAGAAAAGATAAAACTTTTTAAAGAATTTATGTCAAAATTATAACTTATATAAATAAAGAATAGAAAATGCACTTGTTTTTCGTTCTTTTTAAGGGAGATAGACGCGATGGCAACCGAAGAAACCTATACCGATGCTGAGATTGATAAGCTCGCAGAAGAAATTGCAGAAGAAATTGCAAATGACTTAGACGAAGCTGAAGCTCCTAAGACGAAGCCTCTTAAAAAGAAGAAGGTCAAGGGTGGCGTGACTGCTAATGACGATGGCGATGACGAGTCCGAAGCTGAAGTATATGAAGAGGATGAGCCAGAAGAAGAAGAAGAGCAAATGCAGACCAAGGTAGGCAAGGGCAAGAAGAAGGGTGTCAGCATCAAGGAAAAGAAGAAGGCTGCATCCAAGGTATCTGAAGATGATGATGATGATGATGATGATGACGAAAGCGTTGAGGAATCTGTTGATCTTACCAAGATGCAGAAGCAGGAAATGATCCGAAACGTCTTTGCTCAGATGCAGAAGACCCGAAAGGGCAAGCTCACCGATTCCTATCATAAGCTCATGGGAATGCTCGTAACCGAAACCGAAGACGATGATGACGAAGATTCGGTAGAAGAGCAGGACACCCAGCAGGCTGTCAGCAGGCATCGAATCCGAAAGGAAGACATTGATGTCTCTGATGACATTGGTGCAATTTTTGGTTCTTCGGAAGATCTATCAGAAGATTTCAAATCTCAGGTTACGACCATTTTTGAAACTGCTGTAATCACAAAGGTAAATTCTGAACTTGATTTGATGGAAGCTACCTACACAGCCCGACTGGAAACCGACAAGGAAGAAATTCTTGACGAAATGACAGAGAGGGTTGATACCTATCTTGCCTATGTTGTCGAAGAATGGGTCAAGGAAAACGAACTTGCCGTCGAGTCTGGCTTGAAGTCCGAGATCACGGAAGACTTCATTGGTGGACTCAAGAGACTCTTTGAAGAGCATTA